GTTCTTTATAGGATTCCTCATGGTCAAATTAACCTATGAAGAGATTAACGAACGATAGCAACGGTTTTAACCGTAATCGGAAAATACGAGTTTCATATTTTCCAACTAAGCTATTGTCCAAAATCTTGACATGGCTTAGTAACTTAACAAACGTTAAGCAATCTAATGTCATGCCTTTGCTAAAGGTCCTAGCGAAAATTGCTAAAGTATATGATACACGGGGTAAAACCGAGTGTATTAAATACTCTAAGCAGCTTCGTCAGGCCACCATCAAATTTCTTAGTGGTGGTTTGAATGAAGTTCAATCCACTTATCCTAAGATTCTTGCTCCTTTTAAAGACGAGTTTTCGGTAAACGGTAAATGGAATTACCCTTTATTAAGGCTAATTCTTACTGTTACGTACTCTACACGCTTTATAAGGCTTAAGGAAAACCCAAGCTTGGAATCTATCGAGAAAACACCTGGTTATGACCAGGATGTCCAATCTTTAGTTCCAGAGCTAAAAGTTTTCTTGAAGAGAGTCTTAGGGGTTAATCCGAGACATTTCGGAAAAGTAACCAAGAACCTTAAGTTTAAAAGGTTTCATATGACAAGTAAGTCTGGACCGTCGGGCAAACACGCCCTTTGGTCTTCGGCCTATGATGTCGATAAGATTCCAGATAAACTAAAAGCAGCAATTGAAATTGTTGCCGGTTCCAGATTACCTGACCTGATGGATCGGCTTTCTCTTCTTTATTCAAGAATTCCAGGGTTTTTTGAAGCCTACGTACCGCAAGGTACGGAGGACATTCGAAAGATCACGGCAATTCGAGATAAGGAAGGGAAGACCCGAGAAGTAGCGATATTAGACTATTATTCGCAATCAGCCTTACGGCCTTTGCATAAAGTCCTTTACCGGTTACTCTCGAGAATTAACCAGGATTGCACCCATGACCAAATAAAGTGGTTAAGAAAGTTAGTCCCTCGAAAGGGGTCTAGTTTTCACAGTATTGATTTAACAACCGCTACGGATAGATTTCCGATCGAGATTGAAGAATTAATACTGTCAACTTTATATGGTAGGGAGTATGCGCAAGCTTGGAAGTCCATAATGGTAGGTTTCCCATTCAGATTCCAAGATCGTAAAGTAATTTACGGTACTGGGAACCCAATGGGGGCTTATTCATCATGGGCTACCTTCGCCATTGCGCATCATTTCTTTGTATTTCTAGCTTGCCGTAAGGCAGCAAGGAATGCATTGAAATGTCCTTATATGCTCTTAGGCGACGATATTGTCATTGCTGATGATAAAGTCGCTTCTGAGTATAAGAAACTCCTTTTAGAGTGGGATATTCCGTTTTCTGAAGAAAAGACTCATACAAGCCCGTATTACTACGAGTTTGCTAAGAATCATATCTTAGATAATGAGAATATCTCTCCATTTCCTATAGCAGCTCTTTACGAGAGGCGCAATAGTCTATTTGAATGCGTCTCTATTATCGTAAGGGAGCTATCCTACAAGAACTGGGACTCTGACATATGGGACTCCGTAGAACTATACTTAACGACAGTCCGGGGACTTCCCTACCCAAGGGTAAGAAAGTTAAAACCTGGATTGAAGTTAAGTATAGCACTCCTTTTTCATTTGCAAGGTAAGGCTGGCTTAGGTACTGCTATTAAAGAGTACGTAGCTGCCATTACCGGTCGAAGAGTTAAGTGGTCCGGTTTTGCCACCACTGCTTACGAGCAGTGGATATCTGGCAATACGGTCACTGATCTTTTTGACCTAGCACGAAAAAGGGTAACAAGTAATAGTTTTAAAGAACCCCTAGGGGAACTTGCCACCAATATGGTGGTTGCCATTACTAGTCTACGGAGTGGGGGTGAGGACTGTTTCGATCTAATCGAAGCAGTGCCATTCCTGCAAATTTATGGGAGAGCTGAAGAAAGGTTCCTTCAACTTTCCAAGCCTTCCTTAGGTGCTCGACTTATAAGAGACGGTTCGCAAATGCGGAGCGCACTCGAAGTAGTCGATATCCCACTTTCAGACCGCGATTTCTATGTAAGAAATCGTGACGTAATTGTCATAAAGGCTCTGAAAGCGTCCAAAATAATTGGAGAGAAGATTCGTGAACATATGAAACGAAACAATAAGTTTCATACGGACCCATTAACATTGCGAAAGGCAATGCCTTAGAAAGCCCGAGCTGTCAAGGCTCGGGTGGGACCTCGGTCCCGGAG